AGTGTCAACAATATGAAGCTCAAGAGCAACTTGAGCTTAATGAAGGTTTAATTTTTAAAAATTTCAGTAGTCATCATGAACAATACACTACTCTTGATTTAGAACGCAAGAGAGAATGTGTTGTTAAAATTGATGATTATTTGGGATTTTTACCCGATGATATTTATTCGTACATTTTGAGTTTTTTACCGCGTTATGTTCCTGAATTATCTGGCTACTACAATTCCATAGTTGTTCATGGTGAAGATGTCCCAGATCTTTTAGAAATTAACAATAGTTATTTAAAACTATGTTCGAGTAATGTTGTGCCTCACGATTATATGCTCAAATTACGAACAAGTTATTTTGACATATTACCATTTATGATTTCCACAATGTATAATAATTCATTCACTCCTCGTGGTGAAATTTGTAATATTAATATGATAAAAGATGTTAAACAACATACTATTTTTATGGAGATCGAGTCATTTGATATTAGTAATTTGCGCTCAGTTGAATATAGAGTTCAGTCTGATTATAGAATCAAGACGTTTCTTACGACGAGGTTTGCTAATTATATGCATCACAAATATAAACAAGATGATGATGACTTTTTACCAAAATTACTTGAAGATATCATATTCTTTGTTAAAATGAGCACAGAGTGTGTAGAAGGAATGAATAGGGTTCAAATAGTTTTCAGAGCAGTTGTAATCTTTCTTAAAAGTAGGTTCAACATGTCTATGGTCAAAATTATGAAAACCAAGATATATCCTATGATTCAAAATATTTTTGGAGATCTTGTGCAAACCGATATATTTTCTAAATCTAGAGATTTCTTGAATTCTTACAAGAATATTAAAGAAAGTCCTATCGTTATGAAAATATACAAATGTTGCCTATACTTATTGAGTCTATCTATTTTCGATAAAATTGGCATTGAATTTAAAACTTTTGGTTTTACTAAATTGCAAGAAGCTGCACTTAAAAAAAAATTCTACAAGAAATCTGATTTTTTATATGTCTTATGTGATACTGTTTTATTCATTTTAGAACGTGGTTATCAAGTTTATATTACAGGAGACGTAAATTGTCTATTTCATTCAGGGGGTACATATGTTAAAATTTTCGACAAATGCCGAGAATTGCAAAGAAAAAATTTATTATTGCAAAATCCTGAGGCTAATGGTTTTACCGAATCAGAATTTCGAGCTGATTTAGATAATGTTATTGAGAAATTGTTAAATGTTAATAAACATAGTCATCGTTTAGATAAAGAGGATGTGAATTCTGTAAGATTATTACTTAACAATATGCTCATGATGCGAGATGATTTAAATACAAAATCGGCTGCGAGAATGAATCGTAAGGCACCTTTTGGTGTATTAATATATGGTGATTCTGGAATAGGTAAGACAACAATAACTAGTATTTTATGTTCATATTATGCTAAATATAAAAAATTACCTACGGGTCCAGAATTTAGATATACAGTTAACCCAGCAGCCAAATATTGGGACGGTTTTCTAACATCGCAACATACTATTGTTTTAGATGACATTGCTTGTGAAGGAATTGAATTAAAAGATCCCAAATCTCTTAATATGATTATACAATTAATGAATAATCAAGCTTTTTGTCCTGATCAAGCTTCTTTAGAACTTAAAGGTACAACACCAGTACGTTGTCAATTGGTGGTCGCAACTACTAATGTAAAGGACTTAAACGCCTACCATTATTTTTCAACACCTAGTGCTGTACAACGTAGAATGCCTTATATAATCACACCACGTGTACGTGATGAATTTAAGGATGATAGAGGTATGTTAAACTCCTGCAAAGTCACAGAAGATAAACCATACCCTGATTTATGGTTATTTGATATAGATCGTGTTGATCCTGTACCTGTTAAAGATAAGAAGAGTTACGCTAAAATGACAGTAGTGGGTAAAGATTTGAATTTACAACAACTTTTATTATGGTTTAAGAATACTGTTGATAAATTTGATGTTGATCAAGAGAGAGTGTTAAAATGCACTCAAAGCATGATTGATGTTGATTTATGCCTATGTTGTAGTCTACCAGACACATTGTGCACAAATACACCTCAAACTATGATAGAAGGTTTTGGTTATTTATCCATCATTTGTTGTATTTTTGTAATATTAATCAAAGTATTTAAAGCTGCTGTGTATAGGCTACAACAGAGAACTGATGTTCAATTTCTTATGTTAACCTATAAATACTATGCCAGTTATAAAAGAAATTATGCTAAATATAGCGCTGAATGGGATATGATTAGACTAAAAACAATGGATGCGCAATATTGGTCTGAACTTGGTGAGAGAATGCAAAATCGAATGCAACAACCCAAATATTTTCTTGTTCTAAGTGGCATGGTAGCAAGTGTTCTTGCTATTTACAAACTATATTATAGCTTTACACCACAAGGTGAAGTTTCAGATAGTGTTGGTAAGGCTCCCGTTGAAGAATTGAATGGACGTGAAAATGTATGGTATAATAATGCCATCGATTTGACTTCAGCAAATTTCACAAGAGAGAGCGGTTCATCAAAAAGCATGGAATTTACAGATTTTTGTAAGAAAATATCTGGAAATGTAGCTTTGTTTGAAAATACGTATAGCAATAAAAGGACCAATAGAGGTCGATTATTAGCTCTAGGTGGACATATCTACATTACAAATAATCACAATATTCTACCAATAGAAGAAAGTGCAAAAATGTCAATTACATTCTCATCAAAAATTGGGGTTAATGCGAATATTTCGATTTCTCTTACAGAATCCGATATTCATAGAGTACCCTCTCACGATTTGGCATTTGTTATTATACGTGAATTACCGCCAAAGAAAAATATAGTTCGTTATATGCAAGTTGGTGATGCTAATGGTATATTTAACGGTTCATATGTAGGTAAATCCAAATTGGGTGAGACTACTTACAACACTGTTAAAAACATATCTCTAGAAAAAGAGCGAGCTTTTAAGTTTCCAGATTATGGTATTGATGCAAAACATCGAGTGTGGTCCGGAAAAGCTGAAAGATCGACTATTGACGGAGAGTGTGGTATGCCAATGATTATTAACAGTAGTTATGGCTATACCATAGTCGGACTTCATTTTTTGGCGTCAACATATAGACCTGGCATTGTACATGCTACTAATCTAGATGGTGATTTCATACGAGGTGTTTATAATAAATTGAGTAACTTTAACATATCTAGCGGAGATTTCACTCTTGTATCTGCC